CATCAACTACATTGAGCATTTCATAGTTTAATTGAGTTCCTTTACCTAAAATTTTATAATCTGATTCTGTGCTTTGTTTAGCTTCGACTTGATAGTATTGAACAAATTGATCGGTACTTGCTCCTACAACAATATTTAATCTTGTTAAAACTACTCCATCTGAATACTCAACTAATTCATCGGTTAAGGTAACTGATGCTGGAGCTGTAACAGAATAAGGATTAGGTAAATTAGTGCTTGGTGTTGCTGTAACTTGTGTCTTGGTTGCCCAAGTATAATGGGCATCTTGATGAATAACTAAACTTAAATCAATCAGATAATCTTCTCGAAAAGTAATTCCTATAACTCTATGTGGTTTTGCAGAATAACCTAAAGAAGAAAGGGTAATATTAACTATATCTCCTATGGCTAAATCATAAGCATCAAATCCTACTGTTAATTTTAGTCCTTTTGAATCTCTCGATCGTCTACAAATTACTTCTGCTAACTCTAAAGCCTGATAGGGAGAAGTGATTGTTGTAAAGTCAAATCTTCCTTCAAGTAAAAAACCACCATCGGCAGTTTTCATTGTTGCGTGTTGGTCGGCTGACGTATATCCACTATCATCAATCTCTGGCCATTGAACTTCATCCACTTGATAGTTACGTGCTGGATTAATAAAGCTACATATAACACGATTAAATTTATTTGATTTACTTTCACTTGCTAAACTATATCCACCAATAATATCATCTTCGGTTAAAGTAATAGAAGCTGAACCAGTTGTTTCAACAATCATTTTATATTTACCACCTGTAAATGGTAAAAATGATCTTGCACCTTTTGATAATTCTCTTACGTTGTCTAAAACTTTTCTTGATGTATCTATAACTGCATTACAATCTAAAACATCTATTGTTGTACCAGTATAAGCAGTTACATCAGTATCACAAACTCCTGAAGCTGTATAAAAACTTGGTATATCAATATTGGCTATGGGTATTCCTTTACCATATCTTTCATTTGTTAAATAATCTAATAAACACCAAGCGGGGTTATCTGAATGTGCGGCAGTTTGTGCAACAGAACTAGAATTATAAGCAACTACTTTTTTTCCTTTTATTAATGCTTTAATATTTGGTAGTCCAGCAAACGCATCTTGATTCCATTTTATTTTTAACGATATATATGCCAGTCCTCTTAATCGGTGGTTTGTTGTCCAATTAGTTAAAGTTCCTAATAAATCGCATTGTGCTTGGCTATCACTTCCATAATGACATTTAACACTAATTAAACTTGTACTATCTTTATAAAAATTTCCATCACTTGATCCTACTGTTCTTAAAGTATCATCTGCTAAAGTTCCAGACCAAGTAACTTCTTTATCATCAATATAAATTTTATCTACACTTTCAATTTCGCCCTCACATAAAACTAAAGCTATGTATAAAAATTCATTATCAGAACCGCTTGTTTCTACAAAGACTCTTGTACCACCAACTTTTCTCGTTCCATAAACAACAGGAATAGACATATCGTTAGATTGATGATTAAGTAAAATACCTTTTTCAAAATTATTAAAATCACTATCGCCAAAGTCAGGACTTTCAGGTCGTCTTGATGAGAAGTATAACCAGCCAATCGCAAAAACTCCTAAAGCAACCCAAGGATTTATTTTAGAGAAAAACTTAAATGTTCTTATTACTTTAAAAACTTTACTAACACTTTTAAATACTTTTGTTACTGATTTAAATGGATTCATTATGCTCTACCCCACTTAATATCTAAAACATTTTCACTTGAAAAAGCCATACCTAAATCTCCACTAAAAAATCTTTGTTGAGATGTACTATTAGTTTTTCTTCCTGATTTTTTTTCAAAATCTGCCCAATGAGAAACAACATTTAAATTTAATATTGAATCTGTTTCTGTTTCTTCAATGGAGTATGTTTCTATATTGCCTTTATATAATAAAAAAGGATCAGCAATAATAGCATTGTTAGAATCTAAAAATGCTCGATAAATAGTAACTGCATCATTAACTATATTCTCTGCTAGAGCTAATGAGATATAAGTTTGATCTGCTCCTGATAAAGCAATGGTTAAGCTGGATTTATTAATATCAGTTTCTTCTGAATACTCTGGTATATTAACTAAAAAACTATTTGATGTATAAGTAACACTAGAACCTGAAACACTTGAAGTTAAATTGTGAACACAATCAGTAATATTTTGTGGTGTGCCAAAACCTATGGTAATCAAATGAACAGGTTTAATTTCATTTGTTGCTAGATGGGTTTTTACCCCTGATGTTAGACTCCTTGTCATATTGTTCGTAACTTGTTCGTTTTACCTTTATTGTATCTAATAATTTATATTTAGCATTTTTACTTGGTTCTTTAAATTTTCCTAAATCATTTGTATCAATGTTAATATGTTCGCTATCTACTATTTCTTCAGCTAACATATCAACATTAATCCAATGCTTAACCAAGTATTTCATTTAATACTTCTTATTTTTCTTTTTGCCTTTTTTCTTCTTCTTCTTATTCTTTTTCTTCTTTTTCTTCTTTGGCATATAACCTCCTTCTATTATAAAATTATAAAGTTTCTTCAACATCAAATTCATATTTATATAAAATACCTCCATCTTTATCTGATCCAACTGCACCAAACTCTTGTACGTCATTAGTTAAATGAACTGTAAAAGCAACATCATCATAAGTAACTGCTGAATTATTTACTATGTCAGCAACTAAAGGCGGTTCAATCGTAACTGTTGCTGCATTGCTTGATGAAGTAACATCACTTACCACCATATAAACTTTTGTATGACTGGCAAACTTAATAAAATCTCCAGCTTTAAA